GTACGCAGAAGCTGAGTGGAAATGGTATTGCACAAACAACCCAAGCATAGATGCTTTAGGTGAGATACACGGAAGTATACCTCCTATATGGGAAACAATGGCAGATTCTAAAAGAGAAGTAAGATCTAACTATGGTTGGCAGTGGGAAAGAGGTCATCAATTAGATAAAGTTGTTGCTATGTTAAAACACAATAAAGACACAAGGCAAGCTGCAATATCTATATACGATGGTAAAGAAATTGATACCTACGCTAAAGACACACCTTGTACTTATGCAGTTCAATTTACTATAGTCAACAACAAGCTAGAGATGTCAGTTCTAATGCGTTCTAATGACCTGTGGTACGGTTTCTGTAACGATCAATACTGTTTTGCATCGCTACAAAAAGAAGTGTCAGAGAGACTTTCTATTAAAGTAGGAAGTTATTATCACTTTGCACATAACCTACATTTGTATAACGATAAAATAAATTAAAATGATGTATTATTTATACCATATTCCAGGTAAAAAAATAGGCGTTACAAGTAATCTTAATACAAGAGTAACGCTTATCCAAGGATATAAAGCAGACGAATACGAAGTTCTTGATTCTAGTACTGATATGGATTATATATCAGACAAGGAGATAGAACTTCAAAAGTCTTACGGCTACAAGGTTGACAGACAATCTTACAGTCAATTAAAAACTAAATCTAAAAAAATGAAGATAAACGCTACTGAACAAACCTCAACGTTTCCATTTCCGTTAAACAAATTAAAAGGTAATCTTATGGACTGCATGGGAGATACTTGGAAAACAGAAAATGGTTTATTTGAGTTAACACAAGAGTCTATTGACTGGATAATGGCTAATGCAAAAGTGTCTATGTATAATGACAAAAGGTCTTATATATACAACAAGGCTTTTTATGAAGCTATATTAAGTCCTGTAGTTACTTTATTTAAAGCTCCTGAGCTTAAAAATCAAAGATTTGATCTTATTAGAGAGTGGGCTACAGAGAGAGGTTTATACGAAAAAGGTAATGCTAATACGCAGTATATAAAGCTTATGGAAGAAGCGGGTGAGCTTGCTCAGGCTTTGCTTAAAAATGATGAACCAGAAGTGATAGACGCTATCGGTGATATTGTTGTAGTGTTAACTAATTTAGCTCATTTAAAAGGCTATAAAATTGAAGACTGCGTAGACAAAGCTTATGAAGTTATAAGCGATAGAAAAGGTGAGATGATTAATGGAACATTTGTAAAAGAAACATTATAATGGGATACGTAGTTAGAACAACTGATGAAGTAGTTATTAGAGCAATCAAAAAGATTGATGAAAGATCTTTAATAGGCCAAGAGAAATACGGAGATACAATGATGAGTGAAGTTAATTCTGGTAAAAAAGACTTAGCTAGATTTCTTATTGATGTACAAGAAGAAATGACTGATTCATTACTTTACTTAGAAGCTGCTAGATCTTGTCTTAGAGACGAAATAGAAGAAGCTATGTTGAAAGATCTTGACGTAACCTTTGAAGAGAATGATGAACGTATGAGAATTGTTGGTCAAAACGGTAACACCGGAGAACATTATGAAAAAGAAATATAAAAAGAAAGGTCCTGTAAGATCTAACAAGGTTCTTTATGATGGTATAAACTTTGCATCAGGCTTAGAGCGTTATATGTATATGGCTTTAAAGAAAGCTAAAATACAAGCTGAATATGAAGGTCAAACGTATGAATTATTTCCTGCGTTTGATTTTCCTAATGAAAGCTACGAACGCTGCGGCAATGGTAAAGGTCATTACCAAAATAGAGGTAGTAAAAAAATACTTAATATAAAATATACTCCAGACTTTATAGGTAAAGGTTTTATAATAGAAACTAAAGGTAGAGCAAACGAAAGCTTCCCACTTAGATGGAAAATGTTTAAGTATCATGTTGTAAACAACCTTAATAACGTTATCTTATTTAAACCACAAAATCAAAAAGAATGCGACGAGACAATAAGATTAATCCTAGAAAGTCAAAAGAAGTAGCTAGGCAAATGTATGCACAGCGTCAAATTGATAGATGGATTAAATGGAGTATAGAGAATAAAGGTTATGTATTTTACAGGGATCTTGTAGAGAAACAAAATGAATTAAAAATAATGTGTTATGAGTAGAAATTGGGAAATAACAATGGGGTTTTACCCTGGATTATTAATAGGCATTAGAACCTACGAAGAAAAAGAGTTTTATGAACACGTATTATATCTACCTATTTGTGTAGATATATCTTTAAAAATTGATAAGTAATGGGATTATTTGATGAAAGAATAGCTTGCAGACCCTTTGAGTACCCAGAGTACTATACTGAAGGTTGGCTAAAGCAAGCTCAAGCATTTTGGCTTCACACAGAGATTCCAATGTCTGGCGATTTAAAAGACTGGAATGAAAAGCTAACAAAAGAAGAGAAGAACTTAGTAGGGAATATTCTACTAGGTTTTGCTCAAACAGAGTGTGCTGTATCTGATTACTGGACACAAAAAGTTGTTGGTTGGTTTCCTAAACATGAAATACAACAGATGGCAATGATGTTTGGCTCACAAGAAACTATACACGCAGTAGCTTATAGCTATTTAAATGAAACTCTAGGATTAGAAGATTATGAAGCATTCTTACACGAACCCGCCACGTCGCAGCGCTTTGATAACCTTGTTAGTTACACTGGTTCTGACGCTCGTGGGATTGGCAAGTCTATCGCTATTTTTTCTGCATTTGCAGAAGGCGTATCTCTCTATTCCGCTTTTGCTGTGTTATATAGTTTTCAGTTGCGTAATCTGCTCAAAGGCATTGGCCAACAGATGAAATGGTCTGTAAGAGATGAATCACTACATAGTAAAATGGGTTGCAAGCTATTTAGACACATGTGCGAAGAAGATTCAAGTCTTTTAGATGAATGTAGAGAAGATGTAGTAACTGCAGCGTCTACAATGCTAGTAGCTGAAGAAACCTATATTGACAAAATGTTTGAAATGGGTGACATAGAAGGTATAAAGGCCTATGATTTAAAACAATTTATTAGAAAAAGATTAAATGAAAAACTATCAGAACTCGGTTACTTCGACCTCGGGCAGTACTTTGCGTATGACGAGTCAGGATCCGACAATCTCAACTGGTTCTACCATCTTACAGGTGGGCACACTCACACTGATTTTTTTGCTGTTCGTCCTACTGATTACTCGAAAGCAGGTGAAGGCGAAGATTTTGAAGATATTTGGTAATAAATAAATAATATGATATATTTTAAAGATAATTTTTTAAATAAAACTCTTTTCGATGAGTTAAACAGCAAGTTAATAAACTTTGAAAAAATAGATATGGAAGGAGGATGTGTTCTTTATGTTGTAAAATCAACTGAAGAATTAACATCTTATTTTGAAAAAGAAATTGAAAGAATAGAAGGTAAATCTATTGAAATGATAATGTGTGGCTTTAGAAGATCCAAGCACGATGAAGACAATGAATGGAGAATACATTCTGACTTAAAAGTGCATCAAGATCAAAAAAGTAACCCAGAAAGAGCAGGGGTTTTGTATATGAGCGAAGTACCTGAAGACGTTAAAAGCAAATTAAATGGAACTGCTTTTTGGGATCATAAAGAATACGGAGATAACAACGAAGGTTCTTTAGAAATACATAATAAAGCTTTAGAAGTTTGTGATGATTTATCTAAATGGACTTTAAAGTCTATAATAGGTCACAAACCTAATAGATTTTTATCTTATGATTCAAATTATTTTCATAGTAAGTATCCAAACGTAACTAAAGAAGACAGAATAGTATGTGTAATGTTTTATAGATATAAAAATGAATAATAATTTTTTAAAAAAGTTAGTAAAAGATAGAAGATTAACCGTTAACGAAAGATTATCAGGTCGTTTAGGTTATATGGGTACAGCGTTTATAATGATGGGGCCATACATATTATCGTATGGCAACATTGGCGCTGTTAGCTACATAATAGGTGGTTTACTATGTACGCCACAGGTTTGGATTGCTAAGCAATGGAATTTAGTAGCTATAAATATAAACGTAGTAATAGGTTATTTAGTGTATCTACTATGGTAAGAAAACATACTATTAAATGCAGCGCTTGCGATAAAACGTTTTCAAGTGGTTTTGATTATAGGATGCACTGGGAAGAATTACATTTAGATTACGCTATGGAACAAATTAAAATAAAAAACAATGAAGGAAAACACACTAGTTGAGATGAAAAACAAAGTAGATGCACTAACTAGAGTTATGCAAAATGTTATTAATGAATTCACTACAATAAAAGACATGTCAGTTGGTACATTAGAAGTTGTTAAAAAATTACCTAATTACCAAGATGCTATTGATGAGCTAAAAGAAGAAATGATTAAGGCTAATAAGCTAGCTAAGCAAGCTGAGGACGCAATAAATAAAGAAGATAAAAAATTAGAATTAAATTAAATGAAAAAAATAATGATAGTTTTAATGTTAACACTAGGTGTTAATGTTAGCGCACAGATAAGTAATTTTGAAGGGTTTTGGATGTCAGTTGGATCAATTGGTTCGTCTTATAGTAAATTAATAATACATAATAGTGATAATAATTTACTAACTTTAAACTCTTTTAGCTTTAGTAATAACACTTTAGTTAAAGAATCAATTAGCTCTATAACTAATAATGAGATAAATACTGTTTCACAGTCTGAAAACAACTGGAATTTATTAGTTAAATATACTATGATTAATGATACATTAATGAAAGCGTCTTTAACAGGTAGTGCTACTCAAACTTTAATTTACGAAAAAATAACAGACTAAATGTGGAAAAATGAATGGATCAAAGGAGAAGATTACCCAGAATGGGGAGAAACAGAAGTTTACAAGAAGACTATATCCGGGGGATATTTACTTAACGGAGAAACCCCAAGAGATGCCTACAACAGAGTATGCACAACGGTGGCTAGACGATTGGACCGACCAGAACTTGCAGAAACATTCTTCAAGTACATCTGGAAGGGATGGCTTTGTCTCGCCAGTCCCGTTCTCAGTAATACTGGGACCGATCGTGGGCTTCCTATTAGTTGTTTTGGGATTGATGTTGCTGATAGTATAAAAGATATTGGTGAAAAGAACTTAGAGATGATGCTACTCGCTAAGCATGGCGGTGGAGTTGGTATTGGTATTAATCAAATTCGACCCGCTGGAGCTAAAATTACTGGTAATGGAACATCTGACGGAGTGGTGCCTTTTTGCAAAATCTACGATTCAACTATACTCGCCACTAATCAAGGATCTGTCAGACGAGGAGCTGCATCAGTTAACATCAATATTGATCACGCCGACTTTGAAGAGTGGCTGGAGATTAGAGAGCCTAAAGGAGACGTCAATAGACAATCACTCAATCTGCACCAGTGCGCAGTGGTCGGTGACAAGTTTATGCGAAGACTTGAGCAAGGAGATCAAGAAGCTAGACGCAAGTGGGGAAAACTACTACAAAAACGTAAAGCAACTGGAGAACCTTATATACTCTTTAAAGGTAATACAAACAAAAATAACCCAAAGGCATATAAACAGAACGGACTTAAGGTTCATATGACAAACATCTGTAGTGAAATAGTTTTACATACAGACGAAAGTCATAGTTTTGTTTGTTGCTTATCTAGTTTAAATTTAGCTAAATATGACGAATGGAAAAATACTAATATTATTTATGATGCTATCTGGTTTCTTGATGGTGTACTTGAAGAATTTATCCAAAAAGCCAAAGGAAAAATTGGGTTTGAAAACTCGGTTAGATCTGCAGAAAAGGGTAGAGCTCTTGGACTCGGAGCTCTTGGCTGGCATACTTACCTTCAGGAAAGGGGATTACCATTTGAAGGTTTATTATCTCAGTTTGAGACTAGAAAGATTTTTAGTCAAATCAAAATTGAGAGTGAAAGAGCTTCAATGGATCTCGCTGAGGTTTTTGGTGAGCCACTTTGGTGTGTTGGTACTGGCACACGTAACACTCACCTTCGTGCTATTGCTCCAACAGTTTCAAACTCGAAATTATCTGGGAATGTTTCTCCTGGTATTGAACCTTGGGCTGCTAATGTATTTACAGAGCAATCAGCGAAAGGAACGTTCATAAGAAAAAACCCTACACTTGAAATTTTATTAGAACAATATAACTTAAACACCGAGGAAACTTGGGCAAAAATACTAGAAGATGGCGGATCTGTACAGGGAATTAAAAGGTTGGATGATATACTTGTGGGAGACCATGAAATACCAGCTAAAGAAGTTTTTAAAACGTTTAAAGAAATTAATCAATTAGAATTAGTAAATCAAGCCGGACTAAGGCAACAATATGTAGATCAATCAGTTAGTTTAAACTTAGCTTTTCCTTCAGAAGCAACTCCTAAATGGATTAATCAAGTTCACTTTGATGCTTGGAAGAAAGGCATTAAAACATTGTATTATGTCAGAACTGAAAGCGTCTTGCGTGGTGATATTGCTGCAAGTGCTATGGATCCTTCTTGTGTATCTTGTGATGGTTAGTAATTAAAATCTAAAAAAGGGGACCACGCGAGTGATCCCCTTTCTTGGTTACAGGAACGGTTGGGTATGGTGCCCAGTTTTTATTTGTTCCTAGTGGTGCTGTTACTTACAAACACATTTGCCATTGCAATCGCATTTTTCATTATAGTTTTTAAACATTAAAAAATACATTAATGAGTTCCATTTTTTTTTTAAATATTTCATATTATTTTTTTACACAGTTATTAACCATCTTAACTTTACCTCCAGCAGTTTTCTTTCCGCTTGGAGATTTCTTTTTTCCTTGTGCTTCATAACCTTTCCAGCAACTTGGCTCTAATCTTAACGGGCTTAGTTTTATCATAATTTATTTATTTATTAATATGTCCACATTGTCATTTTAGGCGCTCCGGGGTATCCGATACCTAAATGTACGAAATTCTTCTTTCTACTTACGCCTATTCTTAAGAAGCCTATCTTTAAAGCGGCTTTTACCAATCTTAAGGTAGCTTCACCTCCAATACAAACAATATCCACAGCACATCCATGAGCGTGTTCTCCAGGTTCTCTTTTAGCAGCCTCGATAGGGTGATCAGGAGACCTATAGGATGACGTTAGTTGAATAGGAAAACCATACTCAGCACGTAATGCATCTAGCATTCCAAGCAGCTTAGAATCCATCTTATCCATGTTACCTTTAAAATCGTGCTTATCGTTAAAGTATTTTAATTTCATTTATTTCTTTTTTCAATTAAGTTATCTATAAAACTAGCACCAAGTACACTGATTTTATCAATCATATTTTCTTGTAAAGTTATAACCATCTTTTCTAGTTCGTCTTTTTGTTTTACTAGATGATCGTTAGATGTTTGTAGTGAATCTACTTTCTTAGTTAAAGCGTCAACTTCGTCTGGATTACGGCCTATTATAGTGTATATTACAACGGATAAACTACCTACCACCATTCCTGTGACGGTCACGAATATGTCTTTATTAACTGGAGGAATTTGATTAAAACTTAAAAATAATAACAATAATATGATTAAAATAAATATACCTGCCGCACCGGCGTAATGTCTTAAATCGTTTTTTGCTTTTAAACTCATTTAGTTTTTGTTTTTAAATTTAGATTCAAACTTACTTTTAAACTTACTTTCAAATTTTGATTTAGATTTACTTTTTTTAAATTTTTCTTTTTCAATATCAAGCTCCCAAGCTGACCATCCTAAAACTAAAGCTATTCTTTTATAATATTCTGTGTTTTCATTTCCAGCATCTACTATATTAGTTATCTTCTTAACAGCTCTATCTAAAGGTAAGTTTGTTATTGCAGATACTACATTTCCACTCGCTAAATAAGCTGGATTATCTATAGCCCAACCTTTAGTCATCATCTCTTCTTTATTCCAAGAATAAGATCTACCAGCAGATTGTAATTTACCTATTTTAGATGATATAGGTGGAGATATTTGTAACACCCCTTTAACTACTGCGTCTTGATATTTAGGAGATTTCTTATCTGCTTCTTTAGCTAATTTTATAGCTGTATTTTTAACCACAGAAACAATAGCACCACCAATTCCTATACCGCGCAATATACTATCTGACATACTATTTATTATGTTGAAGTATTTTTCGTCACGTTTCTCTTCTTCTTCATCATCATCACCAAATCCTATAGCGAATAAAGCTTGTTGTAAAGCAGAAAATAAAAGGTTTTGTGCTACTCCATAGTATATGATCTTAGATATGTTTGTTTTAGCATCTCCTCGACCATTCTTAAGATCGCTAGCAGCTTTCTTAATTAATCGCGCATATTGTGCTGGCGTGTTAGCAAAAGCTAATACTATACGTCCTAATGGACCAGCTTGTTGTTGACTAATTTTATCAGGTCTACTTGATTGTTGAGACTCTTCTGCGATTTCTCTAAAATCTCTAAAAGCTTCTACTTCGGCTTCAGCTTCAGTTAAACCTTCTTTTTGTAAAGCTTTAATTCTGTTTCTATAAAAAGATGCTCCACCTGATGCAATTGCAAAACTATCTGCTAATTGAGTAGGTAAAAAACCTATCTTTAATAAACCAGCTATTACATTTCTAGCACTATTGCCAGGACCTTCAGCCATTTCAGCAATATCAGCTTCGTTTACGTTTAATTTTACACCACTGCGTCTATCTAGCAAAAACGGTGAATTAAATAATTTAATAAAATCTTTCCAATATTGAGGTTGATTAGCAAAAGCTTGACCAGCTTTTAAAACATTATTATCACTAAAATTAATAAAATTGACAGCTGATATAGTTTGCAATACAGCTGATCTTGTGTTAAAAAACATAATAGCACCAACAGAATTTGTCAACCAATCAGTAAACCTACCTGTTATAGTGTCTGCACCAAAACTTCTATTTCTACCTGTCTTCATTCTAGCTAAGATATTCTCCATAGCTACACGATAAGGTTTACCATAAGCAGCTTCTAACTTGTTTAAATTAGGTTCTGAAAATATTTCATCTACATTACGCTCCCAAACTTCTAAATATTTACTTCTTTTTGTTGTGTTTAGCGCTTTTAAAAAATCAGTATCAATAGTTCCTGCTACCCATCCAGCGTCAGGCTTAGCATAATCATCTCCTTTATTTATAGCTATTAGTTCTTGCGCAAATATAACTAAATCTTTATCTTTAGAAACAAAATCTATTAAATCTTTTTGATCTTGATTTGACAATCCAGGCACTTCCATACCCTGCTGGTTCCATATGTAAACTCTAACAGCTTGCTCTTTGGTGAAAGGTTCTCCTGGAATTTTTTTACGCAGATCTTTAGGTATTATTTTTAAAGCTTTTTTTAGTTCTTTAAAATCCTGCATCATGGCAACTCTGTCATTCGCCATATTTTCCATTGCTCTTGCGAATGGATTAAGCAAATGAGCTTTGTACCATGCCATTTGAGCATCACCTGTAGATCCTTTGCCTAATGTAGAATACAATAAACCTACAAAATCTTCAGCAGATGGCGGGATAAAGAAGTTAAATTTACCTTTACTAGCGCCAGCAACTTCAGCTTTAACTCTTGCATAAGTTTTATTAGACGATATACCGGTCTTGTTTTCAATAATGTCATTGAAGTCTCTACTTAAGTCTAAAGATTTAATTGAATTTAACTCGGAATCAACATTTTCTCTGTCAAAATCTTTCATCCTGTCTAAGATCATGTTATTTGTAAAGTCTTTTTCAAGTCTTTGATCTTTTGGCAGTTTATTATTGTTGCTTTTTGAAGCTTTACCTTTAGAATAAGCAATTTCATTTACTCCTGATTCAGTAGAGGGACTATAATCTAAAGCTTTTAAAGAATCTTTGTTAAATTTAATTTGAAACTTTTTGTCATTATTATAGTTTTTGTCTACAATATATCCAGTAGATAACTGGTATAAAGGCAAGTCAAATTCAAATTCAGCATTTTGATATCTTATTATAGAAGCTTTATTTGTATCCCAATAGAAGGGCATGAAGTCTTTATAATATTTATTAACTATATCATCAAAAGCTTTAGGAAGATAAGCGGTTCTATAATTGTCCATTACATCGTCAAAGCTATTAGATTCTTTTTTCTGCATTATATAGTCTAATGCAGATAAATTAACAACTAAAGCTGGTGTCATATGCTCTAAAACTCTTACGCCTGGTATATTTATAAAAGGAATAAAATCTAATATAGCTGATGTTCTAGTTAATCCTGATGGATTGTTGTTCATAGCCATTAACATTGCAACAATTTGAGTGTGAGTCATTTCTCCGTTTTGATAAGAAACTCTTAATCCTTTTATTACTTGTCTAAAAGCTTTATTGTCCTGTTGGCCAGCTTCTACTATTTTAGCTCTTTTTTCAGCAGAATACATTTCACCGCTTTTAGGTGGTTTAGATAAGTCTGTTGTGTATATATCTACAAAATTAGGATCATCTTTTAAACCTAAAGAATTTATCCAAGTATCAACTTTTGCAGAATTCTCAAATATTCCAAATCTATTAGTTGGAGGTACAAGTTTACCTGCTTTATTGTTTTTCTTAGGAATTTTCTTATACACTAACCTTCCGTTAACAGACGTTAGATCGCCATTTCCTATCTTGGCTGGAGCTTTCAAGCCTCTTCCTATAAATCTCTGTGTTTGCTGTTTAGACCAACCTATGTTTTTTAATACAGAACCTAATTTATTTTGTAAATCTTTAACAAAAATATCACTACTTAAGTCTGGCTTGCCTTCGAAACCAGTTAAAGCTAAAACCATTTTAGCGTAACTATCTAAAGCATCTACTTTTGATAAAACCTTATTAGTTAAAAAATCTTTTAACGTGTATTTTTTTCCATCAATTTTAAACGTAGGTTTTATTACTTTCTTTACGTCTTCATCTAATTTTTTATATTCATCATTATAAGCATTGGCTATTGTATTTTTTTCACTATTGGTTAATAAATTATCATTAGAAAATACATATTCAACAAAAGAATTAAAATTAATTTTACCGTTTATAGAAAAATCAGCTAATCTTTTGTCAGAACCCTCTAACGCCTCTTTAATTGCCGTTTGTCGATCAGGATCTTTTCTTTCTATAACTTTAGCAACTGCTTTACTAAATGCTAGATCAACTGGTCTACCTATAGCATCTGCAACTTTTGCGGTTGACTGTTCTTTATCTATAAAGTCTCGTTTATCTGAAACTTCTTTAGTTTGTATAGTCTCAGGAGTAGCGTCAAAAGCAAACTCTTCAGCTAGCGTTTCAGCTAACGCATCTTTTCTAGTACCTTTTGTAGACGCGCCAACATCTATACCTAAAAAGTTTTTAATAAACTCCGCTTTAGATATTTTTTTCTTTTTAAACACAGCGTTACCTTGAGCTGTTTTCTCTCTTACTTGCTTGCCATCTTTGTCTAATACTGGTTCTTTAAATGATTTAAATCTTTTATTTATAACCTCTTGAGGTATAGCTTCATATATAGCTTCAAAATTATCTCTTAAAAACGTTTCATAAGAATCTCTAGTTCCTAAAACTTCTTTAGCTATAGTTGTTTTTAATTCAGTTCTAAAAGCTTTTCTTAATTCTTCTTTAAAATCTTGTTTATTTTCAACAGAACCTAATTTAGTTCCAAAAGTCTTAACAACAGCATCTCTTATCTTTTGAACAACAGCGTCGCTTATTGGTATAGAATTTCTTAAGCTTTCTTTAGGCTTTATTGACTTTTCTTTTTTCTTATCAAAATCAACTGCAATTTCTTCAGCAGCAACACCTTTAGCTTCAGTTATATCATCTGTAAATTCTTCACCTAGTATTCTTTTAGACGCTTCTATAGCTCTAGCTGGTAAAAACTTATTTATATAAGCAGCTAATGGAACACCAGACTCAGGTTTATATTCTTTAATTAAATCTAATATACCACGTTTACCTGTTTCTACTTCGTCAGTAAGTAGCTGTCTGTCAAACCCTGGAGCTTGAGATCTTTTTTCTACTATCTTGCTTGTTATAGGTTTAAACTGCTCTATAATATCAAAAGCAGCAGCTTCACCTTGCGCATCGTATAACTCTTGAACTTTAGTTGATGCTTCTTCGGATCTAGAGTCAGCTTCACCAGCAACAACATCTGCGCCAGCCATATCTATAACACTTTGAGAAAGTTTACCTGTTTTAATACTTTTTTGATAATCTCTTAAAAATGATTTTAATTCATTTTTTTCTACAAATTTAAGATTTACTTTGCCATTTGTTACTTTTGAAATTATCTCTTGAACAAATACACCTATTTTTTCCCAATTACCTTCTTTTTCTATTAAATTTAATTCATATATTTGAGTTAAATACTCATCAGGTCTACCCTCTAAATATTTAGAATCATAACCTTTTTCATCCATTTTAGATTTAAGATCTTCAACTTGACTTGAAGTGAAAGTAGTACCTAGCCAAGTCTCTATACTTTCTTTTGTCATTGACTTATCTAATACAGCTTTGTTTAAGATTGCATGTAATAATTCATGTGAAGCTGTTTTAACTTCGTTACTATTATCTAACACCGCAGTATTCAAGTATATTACTCCATCTTTTAAAAAACCATAATCTTTTTTTACATCAAAATTATCTGTGGCTATTTCTTTTAATTGATCAGGAGTTAAGTCGTCTTTAAGTTCGTACTTTAGTTGTTCCGCTAATTCTTTAGTGGTTAAGGTATCGTCTCCTCTTTTTTTAGCTGATTCATCTAATTCTTTTCTAGCTTTTATAGCTTTTTCAAATTCTCTTTGCGCTTCGTTTTTTACGTCACTTATGTTTTGACTAGCTTGATCTCTAGCAGCTTCTAAAGACATAACCATTATTTTTTTAGTTTCGTCTGTGTATTTATTAGAAGAGTTTATTTCATTGATTTTCTTTTGATTTTCAGCCAGTATGTCCATGTCGTTACTAACATTTTCCTTGTCTGTTTCACTCAAAAAAGCCATAACCCCTTTATTTTTAGTTATAGTTTCTTTTAATTTTTGTTTAAATTCTAACTGTGTAGCATTTATAATGCTAATTTCATCTTCACTTAAATTTTTCTGAAATTTGCTATTTTCTAAATTACTAATAGATTGTAAATAATAATTAATATCTTGTTTTTCAGCTGCACTTCTTATTCCAAAACTAGCTTTAAGCGCTTTACCTCCACCTACAGAAGCTCCACCACCAGCAAAACCGTTTAAAAATACTTCAGCGGCTTCAATTGTAAGTAAAGACTTACCAGCGTCTTCACCAGCCTCTAAAGAAGATTTACCTTCAGCTAGGCCAATATTTAGATTATCTAACCCAAATTGAACCCATTCTGTCATTCCTTCTTTTCCACCAGCATTTATCATGCTAACTAAAGTTTTAACAGCTCCATTACCTAACGAGTTTATACCCGCAGCAACTTTTTTAATACCATATTTTTCTAAAGAATACTGAAGTACTCCTATCGTGGCTGGAGCTAAAAATTCAGCTTCACCTTTTTCTATTAACTCTCCTGTTGTTATACCTGCTTCTTTCGCTTTAGTATCGTTAAAGCTTTTTATAGCTCCTCCCACCATGTCGGTAAAAAGACCTACTCCAAGAGTAGCGATACCAGTTATAGCTGATGCTACAAAACCTGAAACTGCATTAAAAGTAGCTGCTGCTCCTCCTATAACTGCGTCTGCTCCTTCTCTTTCTCCTAACTTTGTAAAACCTATTGTACTGTTTGAAAGAGAATCTATTCTAGCTATTTCTTTAGTGGAATTAGCTAGCATTTTATCGTAATCTTCTTCATCAAAAAGAGGCGAAGGAATGTAACCTTCTTTACCTATGTAACCATACAACCAAGCGGCTCTATCATCTACTGTAGATAATTGAAGGAAACCATTAGTAAGAGTGTTTTGAACACTTTGAGCAGCTGTTAATTTCTCAGGATTTTCAGCGTAATATTGTCTTTCTTTTTCTCTTATTTCTCTTGCCTTTAATTCACCGGCAGAAACTCTAAGATTTTCTTCGAATTCGTTTATACCAGTAAATTCTCCTTCATCCTCTTTCATTTGAGTTTCCTGTTCTTCGGTAGGAAACATATCTGGATACATTGCTTGCATGATCTCTTTAGCTGCAATGTTTTGTTGCTTAAGTTCTAGTTCTACTTGCTTTTCAGCAGTAAATTTAGAATCTGGATCATTGTAAGGAATAAAATCGGTTTTACTAGCGTCAGACTCAGCTTCTGTTGGTACATCCAAAGAACCAACTTCCGATGGTGATTCCGTAGTTTCGGACACTTCGTTTGCATCCACAGACGTGTCCTGATCTGTGGGAGTTGTCTTTCCCTCTTCTAGAAGTTTTGCTTCTGGAAATTCAGAAAGAAAACCATCTATTTCCTCTTCGGGTATATCGTAAGTTTGGTTCTGTACTATATATTTTGGCATCGCAACTATTATTTAATTAAGAATTTATTGTACTTACTTTGTGATTCACCTTTGCTACTTATTTGCTTTTCAATATTTTTAAATAATTCTTTAGCTTCGGCTTTAGATACGCCTTCTGCCTCAGTTATTTTCATTATAAAAGTCTTTAAGTCTGCTCCGTCTTTAAGCTGCATGGTTTTTGTCCCATTTTGTCTTTGAATAACTATTTCATCAAGTCCTCCTACTTTAGTAACGTAATATCCTAGTTTATCTAATATACCTTCAAACGCTTCACGATCTTTTGTTTCAGCTTTACCTATATTTAGTTTACTTCCTTCGATAACAGTGTTACCCGTTTTAAAATTCCTACTAGCTCCAAGCTCGTTTATTGAATTAAGTATTACATTACTTTGCTCAGTTGCGTTTGATCTAGATCTTTTGACTGTGTCTGAAGTTTTTTCAGATCCACTATTAGAAAGCTTAACAACTCTAGGTCCGCTTTTTCTACTAGAATCAATCATCATGTTTAATCCTTGTGCGTTTTGATAGCCTTCAACTTCTTTTTGATCTGTTATGTTGAAATTTGGTAATTTTTTTCTACCATATTCTATAAAAGCAGACGTAAATTCTTTAGTAGATTCATCTCCAACGCCAACACCAGATCTACCTAAAGGCTCTTCGTTTCCTAAAACTTCCATCCATATCTTATTAGCTGTATTGTAGTCTTTTAAATAAGATGCGGCTTTAGATTTTAAACCTCCAACAGCAGCTTGAACAACTTTAGCTGTATCTACAGGTGTTATAGTTGTTTCTACGTAAGAACCATCTTTTCCTGGAGTTGATTTTTCAACATAAGATCCTTTAGTGTTTAAGTATTCTTTGTTATATCTTCCATTAGAACCTAAAATAGAAAACTGTGTACCGTCTTCGTTTTCTCCACTAGGTTTATCAAACACTGAGTAAATTTCAGTATCAATATCAGGAACTAATCCAGCGTCATAAGTTAAAGACTGACTCATAGGCACAGAAACTATTTCATCTCCATAAGAACCTCCAGTATACTGCAAGTTCCAAGTACCATCTCCATTATCAATATATTCTTCGATTGCGCCTTGACCTAAACCAACTCTAACGTTCATTCTTTTTATAAAAGACTGAGTATCTGACCCAACAACAGACATTCCACCTTGTTTTCCAGGAGCCTTCCAGCCTTTAATTCCAGTACCTATTCTGTCTTGCTTGTAAGTTTTATCAGCTTCACCTCCAGCGTTTATACCAGCAACTAGATTTTGATAAGATTTTTGTATCGTAGAATATTTTTCTAAAGCAATTTGTTGTGCTTCTTTTGTCTTGGCATTTTTAACCTGCATATTAGCCTCTGCCATAGAGTCAATAACTCTTTTACCTGCGGCAAACAAACTAGGATTGTTTATTCCATTCTTAGCCGCTTGCGCGTTAAATGCAGCTTGATTTTTTATTATATATTCAGACTGCGCTGTTAATTCAGCTTGAGCTGTTTTTTGCTTTAAAGACATGTTTTTATTTGCCTTTTCAATACCGTCAGCTATACTTTTGCTTACTCCAGATATAGCGTTAGCCCATATTTGACCAGACTCTCTGTCTATTACAGTAATTGGATTTTCGTAACTCATGTATATTGTTTTTTATTTAAGGCGCGCCTATAAGTGAACCAGCTATATTACCAACTCCCTGAATACCAGCTCCTATAGCAGCGTTTTTATCTGATCTAGCTTGCATTGCAGCTTGCTCTTGACCTGTTATCTGAGCTTGTTTTCTGTTTAACTGAGCGGTTTCTCTTTTTTCTTTTTCTCCGTAAACAAATTTTTGACCAGCAACATCAACTTCTTGCATTCTGCCTGCTTCACCCATTAACGTGCTTTGTACTCTTTTAGCTTCTGCAAGTTTTGTTTGTTGTAAGTTCTGCTCTCCATCAGCCCGTAGTTTTTGGTTATTAGCTTCTTGAGATTCAATGCTAGCTGATATACCTTTTTTACTTTCTAACGCCATCCTAGCTAGAGCAGTTGCACCACCAGCACTTGCTCCGGTAGATCTAAGAGTGTCGAGCGTATTAGCTAAAGCTATATCAGTTTGCTCTGCTTGCATTTCTGCACCAGCAGTAGATACGCTTAAGCTATTATAAGGATTACTAGCTATAGAACTAAGATCTGAAACCATTCCAGATAAATCAGAAACCCCTTCGTAGGGATTAATAATTTCTTGTCTAGAGTTTTCTAAATCTTCAAGTTCTGCCGTTAGTCTATCTGCTTTAGACATAGCTCTTCTTTCTTGCTTTTTTGACTGCGAAGCACTGTAAACGGTTCCCCCAATGGTCGCTGCTGCTCCTATAGCACCTGCTACTACTATTCCTGCTGAAATTACTGCCATATTATATTTTTTTCATTAACTCAAAAGAAGGTGTTGGATCTTCTGTCCATCCTAATTTTTTCATTGTTTTTCTAATGCCATTACTTTTACCTATAAATAGCATGTATTTATAACCTAATTTTAAAGCAACTTTTTGAGCGGTATCAACTAGTTTCTCTATCATTACTTCTTTATCTTTTCTGTATTCAGGATCTGATATTATAAATTCCAACCAACAGCCTTTTGAGTTAGTTTGAAATAAAAATCCAGCAATAACTGGTTTACCATTTTCTTCAACAATAAATCCTCCTGTTCCGTTTTCAGGCAAACCATCTTTATCTACTAAAGGCCATTTATGGCCAACCCACCAACTAACTAGCATATCCCAGTCGCCAGTAGTTATTTGTCTAACGTTTAATTGCATTTAATTTAATTTAATATGATGATTCTACGTAATTTGAAGATGCAGCGAATAATTCTTTAGCACCTCCATAGTCTGTAACTCTATCTGTAGACATTTTAACAGTAGCAAAATAACCTTTTATGCCAGTCATAGTTGAACCCCATCTATAACCTTCTTGTTCTACGCCAAGTTCTACTTCACCAATAGCTGCTATACTATAGTTCACTAAGTTGGCCATATATTTATTTTCTTTTCGATCAAATCCAGCGTGATTTATTGGAGGAATCAATGTTACTCCAGGACCAGATTCATTACCATAATCGTCGTACGCACCTTGATTATAGCTGTATATTAAAGCCGAAGTATCTTGACTACCGAGCTCAGCTTGATCTCCTGTAGTCCCAACGCTATATATACCCGTAACATCAGAAGTTATACTGTCTACTTGCCATCCGTTACTACCTTCGTAGTTTATAGTTTTAAAAACTTTAGAAGCACTAACTTTTGGATTAAATATAAAAGTTATGCTAGAGTCGTATTGAGTTCCATAAAAATTACCTCTAACAGCATTCTCTTTGTAATGTAAATACAAAGATCCGTCTTTCATAGTGTAATAATTGCTTTTCATGCTTATACCGTGATCTGGATTATAACTAAAAAAGCTAGGAAAACCATTAACGCTATCATCAAAAGATAGTGTATTAAAAGGTTCGTTTTTTGGCTGCAAAGATATAACATACTGCTTTGTGTGCATGTCCCATGATCCTACAACTTTACCAACACCTGTAGTGTTGTTTAAGATACTTAATTGATCTCTAAAGTAATCAGTCATACCGTAATTAGATATTTCTGTTAAACCATCGCTAGAAAGTCTTAAAACGGCATTTCGGTCTTTGTCTGTAAAGTATTTTCTAGTACCATACATAGCAAAGCTTTCTGGATTTTTACTTATACCAAAACTACCTGCGTAAGCGGATACAGGACCGATAACAACTAAACCAGTTGTAGATATTTGACCTCCCTCAGCAGAATATATAGCATCTTTATCTATTAGGGCTCTACTTACTTTAGATTCTTGAAATATAGTTAAATTATTGTTTTCAGCAAATAATTTTTGTATAGATCCATTAGCTGGATTTACGCTTTTAGTTATGTCTTCTCCTACAGAAAAAACATTAGTGTCGTTTATACCTGTTCTTGAATTAAAAATACCTGAATATATCATAGCATTTCCTCTGCGCTGTGCATTTGGCTCATCTTCAACTAAATAAGCTTTAGTTCCATAGCCAGTTGATACGTTGTTGTATCCACCTCTTATTCTAGACTCTTCTACAGCCCAATTAGATGCGTTTTTTGGTGCCCATTGCGCTTCTGGAATAACACCTGAATTTTCGAAAGTATTATCTCCCCTAGAGCCATTCCACATAGGTGCATCACCAGCTGCGTCTAATGTTTTTCTTAATATAAAACTATTAAAATATTTTATTTCTATTGCTCCCATATTATATTATCACTTATTAAACTCTTAAATTCCATACTATTGTCCTAAACCAACAACAGTGTTAGGTAGCGCTGATCCTGCTACTTTTTTACCATTAACAAAGTTACCAGTCCATCTTCTTTTAGGTACAGGATTGTTAGGTATATTACCCATATTTACTTCAGTGCCTAAAACATATGAATTACCCGTGCCATTAGATGAATTATAATTACCTGGTGAAGTTGCGCTATAGCTGTAATAACCATCAGGAAGATTAGCAGTTGTGATAGGTGTCGTTAAGTTTGAATCGCTATAAAGCTGAGAAACATACTTTAAAGACCATTCCCTAGCGTGCACTGTAACTGTTGGCGTTTTATCCGAAGCTGTAAGCGCATCAATACTTGAACTACTTGAAATAAAATAAGAATATGAATTTGATGCAGCCACTCCTTGTGGATAATAAAAATCACCAAAACTTAATTTAACTCCTATAAGATTGTTAATTCTATTACCATTTCCAGTAAAATAAGGGTTTCCCATAGTATTTCCACCCGGTGTAGGTAGATTAAGTCTAGAGGGCACGGCTTGTGAACCTATGTGACCGCTAGGATATCTAATTACTATTCTATATTCTCCATATTTTGTTGAAGTACCATATCCACCTTGATCTTCTCCTATAGCGTATATTTCATTAGAAACACTTGTTAAAGTTACGGTATTTCGTATTTGAGGAAAAGTAGTAGTAACTTGTTTTGTATCAACTCGGTCAAGGCCTGATAAAACTGGAGCTTGAGAACTTTGCGTTGCGTTTGATGTAAATCCAGTAAGCTTAAAATTATCTCCTGTTGATATAGAATTAGCCTGTTGCCCACCTATTTTTATTGTTTGACCTTCTATATCTATAGCGTACACCCAAGCATCACTACTAGTAGCTCTATACTGTAAATAACTAGGCCACATAGCTCCTACTTGCTCGTCGTTGCTGGGTAGTCGTGCAAAATCACCACCTTCTGTGTTTGGAAGGGTAGCTGGAATATCAGACTGAATAAATTTGTATTCTAATCTTATAAAAGCAGTTCCTTTGGTTAAACCAGTAGGTGTTATTCCACTGTCAAAATAATCTGGTCTATAATTAGTGTTGTACCATCTCCAGTCTTGGCCAGCTGGATTATTTGGATCTACTTTATTTTTAGTGTCTCTTGAAGAAGTAAGCGTAGCAGACAAGTTCAGTCCATTGTTTCCTGAAGCGTCAGGATTATAAACAGCTCTACCCGTAGTGGTGTTATTTAATTTAGGGTTTGTGTTTTTTATAACACTAGTTTGAGAATAATCATTAGACCAATAAACTCCAGCGGACTCCATGCCTTTGGATATTTCTGTTAATGCTGATTTTCCAAAACCAGTATTTATTTGTGCCTTACCAAATATTACAGAAACATTTAAATCTATAAAAGCATTTCCAGAATCAGTCAATCGTACAGTGGCAGAATAGTTACCTTCGGCTGTGCCAGTTGTTTCGAAAAGAGCTCCAGAACTTTCGTTAATAGTTAAATTAGGAATTCCCGTAGCAAGTGGTGAAGGTATCTGAGAACCGTCAACTATACTCCATTTTAATTGATCTTTCTGCTGAAGTGCAATAGCTGCATTAGCATTAACGGTAACACCTTGATACCCGTTTATACCATAATAAGTTATTATTGCATTTTCTTTTATTCTCGAAGGAAGAAGAATTATAGGCGTAGTAGCTAATTCATTTTGAGGAATAACAGTTGAATTTGGCAATATCGCTTCAGTTATAACTGGTGGTTTATTACCAAGAACTAAAGTTTCAGTAATATCATTAATAACACCGTCAAACGTAACTTCAAAATTAAATATAAACGTATTTCTTGCGTCATCTTCGTAATAATACAATGGATTAGCTGGGCCTGGATTTGCTGGTATATCTGAAACAGTTAATAACCATGTCTCTACAACAGAGCCATCAGCTAAAGAAAAATCAGCACCACGAGTAAGTGGTTTCCAATTGTCAGTTATAGGGGTTAATGGATCAGCGGCGTTATAAACACTAACTAATCTAGTTACATTACCGGCAACGGGTTCAGCTGTTAAATTTATTGTTTTTGTTGGATAAAAACCAATACCACCTAACGCGGCTAAAGGATCTGGTATGACTTGCGTGCTATTAATAGTAGCCTCGTCATGAGTCCATCCATTATCAGAAGGTCTAAAATTAGCAAATGCAGAAGGCTGTAATCCAGCTTCTATAGCTGCGTTGTATTCAGAAACTAAACCTGTAGTAGACGTTTCCCAGAATATGTCTATCAAAGACTCCACTGGTGCCGTTTCAAAGACTCCTAATAAAATGTTTTGAACTGTTGTAATGTCTTTAGGTAAAGGAAACTTAGACCCAATAACAGGTGGATTAGGGGGTATTATCGGAGGAGGCGTTGGTACTGCTACTCCGGCTTTTGGAACTTGAGTGATTCTAGCAATAGAAGGATTAGATTCAGTTTGATAAACAGAACCTAATTTTATACCTGTATTAAGATCAAACATATCATCTTGAAGAGCTATAGTTGAAACTATATTGCTTTTTGGTACTTCATTCACTACTGGGTAATAACCTGTATTACCTGTAATTGCATTTGGACTTTCTACATCTTTAGGTGTTACTCTACCGAAAAGCTCAACACTACTTCTGTATTGCTTTTGATTTGGCCCAACTTCAACTAAGTCTCTTGGAACTTTATTTATATTGTCATTTATTAAAACTATAAACGCTACTTTGTTTACAGGATCTGGAGTTGCGGCCGGTGGAACAATATTTGGATAAAAATTTAATATACCAGGAGTGTATACATTGTAGTAGTCTTGTTCGTTTTGTTTAACAACAACCTTATAAGAGTACCATCCTAGCGGATTATAGTTAGGATTAGGAAGAGCTTCAGTTCCTGGATTACCATCATAAACACCAGGATAACTAGTATTAGTATTAGGTGATAAAGGTATTGGACTATTAATTAAAAGCTTTAAAGAATCTCCAGGCCATTGGTTAATATCATTAAGAGCACCAATGTCTGCATTGTAAGGATGATAAAAAGTAGAACCTCCATAAGTCACACCATTAAGATCTGTTTCTTGCTTTGTTTTAACGGGTGATAATAGAACGCTAGACTGTCTTCCAAATTTATCAGCTAAAACTATACCAACTTGATAGTTTCTGTTTTTTTTGATAGTATGCATAGGATACTCTACAGAACTAGTGTAAGATAAACTAGGATTAGTTGCATTTATACTAAAAACGTTTTTAACTGTTACTGCTATGTCATAATCTAAACTCTGAGGAGGAGTGTGTTTGTCTTGAAAATTACTATATACAATTCTATTACTTATTATTTCTTGACCTTGAGCTTTTACAGGAACTTTGTCATACACTCTTATTATTTCAGCCTCAGGTAAAGTTTTGTAAGGTTTTCTAGACTGGTATTGATATAAGTATTTACTTGTAGTATTAGGAAGATCGCTTGAATCTATAGAAAATACAGAAGAAGGTACTGATTCTAATACCTTAACAGCTAAACCATCAGATTCTTTATATAATATATCTATTTCTATAACATGCAAATTCTGTTCTAAAGTACTTGCACTGTAAGGAAGAGGAATATAAAGACCTACATTGTTTACTTTGTTCTCCATGAATTGAACTATAGTACTTCTATATGCATCATCTTCATCTCCTGTTAAAAAATAACCATCTTGTTTAGGTATAAAGGCTGGTTGAGTAAATGGTGCCATGATAGAATACTCTCCATCTGAAAATTTAAATCTATAGCTAAAAGTTACAAATTTATCTTCTAAAAAATCAGGATCTCCAGGCCATTTACCACTATTAGGAATAGTTTGACCTAGCGGTGCGTTTAAAAAAGGATTAGCAACATCGTTTGGAAGGAAAGCAGATGTAACATCTTGCATAGAAGTGTAGTTTATACTAGCTAAAGTATAGTACATTTCTATTGTTTGAAATGGATTGTATTTAGCTACAGAAACATTTTCTTCTGTAGTATATCTACTAGTTCCATCCGCATTACTTAAACTGCTTATATTTATTTTTCTAGGTTGATTTCTGTTGTCTGTAAAAAACAAAAGATTATCTATTATATTTATACCGTGAATTGGACTATCTAATTCAAAATTTAAAAAAGCTCCGCTAGCTAATAAAGTTGTTGTTAATGAAATAGTATTATATTGATATATATAATTTAAAGCAGAAGAACTATAGTTTACAGGAACGCTATCTACAACTTTATCTTTCCAGTTTGTTAAAAAAACAAATATAGATCCGCTATTTACATCTCCATGTATACCAATAGATTTTAATTGAGTTACATCAGCTGGAACATTAGATATTAAATTAAAATCAACACCACCTCCACCTCCTTGAAGAGTAGGAGCTAGTTTATTACCTATAACATTTTCTAAAGCACCTACATCTTGTCCTTCGGATTTACTAACTTGTATATTAAGTCCTTCTCTATATTCTCCAGGTGGCAACAACCTTGCGTCTAGATCTCTATTCATTTTAGACTTAATGAAAGCATTTTTAACTTCTGCCATTTATTTAGTATTTAATCCATTTAGATTTGCCTCGAGCAATCTGAACAAACTCATTTAATTTTATATTTGATAAACGTATTTTAGCGTTTCTAAGCTTAGCACTTCTTTCTCGTCTTAATCTTTGAACGACATACTCGGGCTGATTTATTCTACTAGCTATAATAGCGTGTGAAATATGAGCGTATAAAGCTTCTTCTGCCATTTTAGGTATCTTCATATCTGCATCATAGCTAAGGCCGTCAGATATATATTCTAATACTATTATTTTATTGGCTAAATCGCTAGAAAAAGACATCTTACCTTCTCTTTCATTTATAGTAAACCATCCGTTTATTTGAGCTGTCTCTGGTTGTAAGCCAAATCGCTGACCAACGTAATTATCTCCATACATGCCGGCAAAACCTAAGCCTTCAGAAGCTAATAAACCTGCTAAATTACTCTGTGCAGCGTTAACTTGTTCAAGATTATTAGCCGCCCATCTTTCTTCTGTTATAGAGGTTGTATCTATATTGTCACCTTGATTGTCTTGTATTGGTATGCCTTGGTTGTCTTGACCTGGAATATTATAAGGATTAGTAGTTAAAGTTGTAGGATATATGATATGCTTAACACCTGATTGATCTATCCAAGACACGTTAACATAATTAACGTAATCTTGTGGTATGACCACACTTAGATTAGCTGGTACAGTTAACTCTTGAGAGTTTATGCTTTTTAAAGTATCATAACTAAATTCTTGTAATCCTCTTTTAGCAAAAAACATTACATCAGTTGTTTTAGCACTTGGAATTAATTTACCAGCACCAACATAACCTATCATAAAATTAGTTATAACATCTTCTAACGAAGTATACGCGTATCCACCATAGTTATTTTCAACTACATCACCATAAGCATCTCTATCTCCATATTCTCCTCCAAATTTATTAAGTAATTGAATAACGAACCATTGTGTTCTTGCTAATGGTAGAGTTATAACGTTATTAGATACAGTGTAAGTGGTTATATATTCAACAAAAGTGTTAGGAACTCCACTCGCACTTACGTATAATCTAAAATTATTGTTATTGTATTCAGCAGTGATTGGATTAAAACTTCCAAAAATTAAATCTGTATTAAATGTAGCTGGTAGTGTCAAGCTAGTACTAGGTTCAAAGGTTTGAGAACCAGCATAATACTGAGCATTTGTTTCGGTTATTATACCGTTGTTAGGTGTTGCCATATTATATTAGCTTTTTTGATTTGCTTCATCAGCCTGCACTAACGCAGCTGCTGTTTGTATTACTTCAGGATCTCTTATTATAATACCAGAATATAATAATATTTTTAATACAACTTCTATTTGTTCTGATTCAGTTAATTCAAAATCAGTAGATCCAGTTGGATTTTGATTCTTATCGTATACTGAATCATTGTATTGATATTGACCTAGATTACCTACTGTTATTCCCCACCGTGGATCAGTTGGTTTTCTTATATAATCAACTTTTATTTTATCTATTATTGTTAATGGCTTTATAAATAGCTTTTGATTTTCGTATAAATAAACTGGATTAACTATAGTTGGTTTAGTTAATTTAGATTGATTTACATAATAAAATTCATGTCTATCTAATCTTTGCACTATTTTTTCATCATTATAAAGCACGTTACCTATTTTATAAAAATTAACAGTAGCGCCATTGCTGTATACGTCTGATGTTGGTAGTGTAAAATAAGGACCGCTATTAACATTAGAACTGTCGTATTCAGCGCTTCCAAACGTTTTAAAAACAGCCATTTTTTCATCAATACTTTCTTGTCTATCTGCGTAATCTGTATCCGCTTGTGGAACACGTAATTGCTGATTTAGATCATCAAAATATTTTTCAAATATTTCTAACTGCACTTGTGTTGCTACTTTATTAAATTCAGTAGGAGTCATATAACCCCGCTGTTCTTTATTAAGTATCATTAATACAGTTTGATATACTGTGTTTACGTTTATAGCCATTGTTTATTTTTATTATAATAAAGGAGGCATTACACCTCCCTTATTAATATTACATGTTATGCGAACTTTTTCTCTATAGATTTAAAGATTTCTAACCCTTCATCTGTTTTAAAGAATGCTGCCATAGCTGAGTATGGATTCTCATCAAAAGGCACTGTCATTAATTTTCTTCCATTAGAGGCCCAATTAAATGTTCTTTGATCATCTGCAAGCTTAAGTATGTTAGCCTCTGTAGCTCTGATAGCAAAGTTTCTTAATTGAACATTATCATCATTAGCTAGTTCTAAGAACATTGAAGGGTTTCGCTGAGCAAATAATAAGATATCTCTTTTTATCTCTTTAGAACTCATGCTAGTAACTCTAGATCCTACTTCAACTCTCAATATAGCTTCCGCTTGATCTATGTCCATACTTCTAGCTGCATTTAATGCATCGATTGATAATTCTAAATCACCTAATTCATCTTCAGCAACCTCAATAGGATCATGTTCTCTAAACTTGACATCTTTCAAAGGATGATATAGTGATAGTATTTTTTGTAAAGCTTGGTTTTCTTTTTTAACTTCCATAGTTCCATCTCTAAATATGATATGGCCTAATGTAGCTTCACCAGCTTGCTCGTCTTTAAATGGTGAGTTTTGATTTGTTGCATAACGCAATTCTCTCTGCTCGTTTTTTTCCGAATCAAACCATAACAACGTGTGTCTAGTCGTATGCCTTGATGGTATTTTGTAAGTTAAAGGACTATTATTATGTCCTGTTAAATAGTAATTTCTGTCTTTGATCTCCCACGAGGAAGAGTTTGTAGCTTTTTTAGCCATGATAAAATATAATTAAAAATTAAAGAATAAGAGTAGAAGTTACCCCCGTTGATTTAACGAGGGTAAGTCTACACTAGTTATTATAGTCCTTGAAATAAAACAAAGTTATTAGCAGCTTGTACTACTAAACATCTTTCAGACAAGAAGTTAACTTGCATTGCATCTAATTGAGATGTAAATGCGCCTCCAGCTGATCCAGTCAACCAAGACTTCATACGACGATCTTCAGTTTCTGAAGCTCTGTATCGCACGTGTAAAAATGGTCTACGGATATTTGTTCCTAGAATTTGATCGTAAACTGTTGAAGTTCCAGCAGGAACAAGAACACCTTCGATTGAGCTAGTACCTACTTGAGCACCACGAGTTGTAGCGTCGTTTAAGTATTTCCAGTCAGTTTTATAGAAGTCATAAGATCCTCTGCGGAAACCACTAAATCCAAGATTTAATGCCATTTCTTCAGAGTTTTCAAATAATCCATAAGCTGTACCACCTTGGAATCCAGAAGAAATTGCTCCTAACATATTATCAAAGTCTAAAGACGTTTGACGTTGTAAGAATAACATGTTTTCTTCAATAGCTCCTTGAGTATCTAAGTTTTTAAGGATTTCATCGAAATCATCTAAACCACCAGCTCCTGAGAATCCAACCTCTACGTTACCTCTTTGTTGAATAGCAGCAAATAAACCTTGAGTACCATTCATTCCGACAGCAAGCGCACCACTAGCAGCAGCGGCAAGTTCACCTTCAATTATAGACATTTCAAGATAATCTTCAAAACGCAAGCGAGTTTCAGATTCAGCTTTTAAGTACCATAAATATCCAGATGTTCCGTCTTCAGCAGCAACTTCTACCCAACCGATTTGAGCCATATCCGATCCGTTTACAACGTATTCGTTTCTGATAATAATAGGATTGTTAGAAAATTGAGTGAACGAAGGAGTAATACTAACTTGAGGTTGAATAGCATTGTTTAATGCGTTTGCTCCAGCGGCAGCACCTACAGTACTAGATCCTTTTAAGAATTCTGAACCATAAACAAACATTTTTACAACAGATCCCACTGCAATTCCAGCGGCAGCTAGAGTAGCAAATTGATAAGGCGCAACAACAACAAGACCACCTGCGGCTCCAGGTGTTGTATTACTAGCTGTAACAACACATTTTGCTTCGTTTCCAACTGCATCCATAATAACTACTGTTTGACCAGGAGATATTACATTTATAATAGCAGGAACAACTCCAGCAGCAGTTTGAACGATTTGAATTTGGCCTCCAGCTGCATTAGCCGCTGTTACCACATTAGAATAAGCAATATGTAATCTATTTTGTTCTGACCAAATTACTTGATCTGAAGTCATTGGAAGCTCTGCTCCAACCATACGTAGAAATCCTGAAAGAGTTCTGTTACCGTAACGCTCTACCTCTTGTTCGTAAACTTCAGGTAGGTATTGCTGAGCGAAGCTAGAAAAGTTTGCTCCTGCAGCATTGTTAAATTGTAAATAATTAGTTTGTAGCAGCTGCTGAGCTTGCGACGGCACTAACGAGCCAAATTGTGGTTGTAAATTACCCATAATCTTTTTTTAATTAAGTTTTCGTTTTTGTATTTTTAATTTTGAAGAGTCAACGCCTGAAATAGCTTTCACTTTAAATCCTCCAACAAACACATCACCACTTTGCGTGGCGCGAGGTTCTGTAGTTATGTTTTTAGATTTAGCAATTTGGCCTTTGATTGCGTCAGTTTTACCTTGTTCATAAAAGTGCTGTGCTATAGTGTCAGCGTTTCTAGCCGCATATAAAGCTTTGTGATAACCTTTTGCATCTACAATTTCTCCTTTATCATTTAAGAACGTCTTAATGAATTTAGAAATGTCTTTTTGGTCATCAGCTACTCTTGAAGGGTCTTTTATTCCATACCTGAACTTGTTCTCTCCGACTTTAAAATCAAAACCTTTGAAATTTTCGTTGAGAAGGTCATTAGTTTGGTTTACAAAACTTTCTTGAGCTACTTTAGTTTGCTTTTGCTCTTCGTTGTATCGGTTGAAAAAATCAACTGCTTGTTGTTGCTCTTGACTAACTCCAGGTCTCAACTTGATATCTGCATAGTATTCGTCTTTAAGCGTATTCAAATAGCTTTTGGCTTTTGCAACTTCTTCTTTATAGGCGAGTTTCTTTTTACGGATGTCTCGCGCTTCGTCTAAATCTTCATCAAAATCAAAAGAGTCTTCAATTACAAATGAAATCTCTTCGCTGTCTAAATGTGGTTTAGCTTTTTTATAATATTCTCTAAGTAATGTAGTTCCATCTACATCACTATAATCAGCATTTAATCTTGCATAGTCGTCTATAGTTCCACCTGTTTCTTTCATAAAAGATACGAGCTTTTCTAGATTTTCTGGAATTTCTTGTGCTTGTGTTTGCGGTAATACTTCTTTTTGTTCCTGTGTGGTAACGGTATTTTCAGTGCCTCCAACCATTCTTGGTTCGTCACTATTATCTTTTTCATCTTCTATTAATTGCAAAGGAGATTCATCTTCTTTTATTTCTTCAGATGGGATTTGAACTTTAATAACCTCGTTGGACTCCCGTACTTGTTCTTCCACTTTAGGTATATCTCCGGTTTGTTTATCTTCAACCAGTTCTTTTGTTTCTCCGACTTGAATGGCATTTTCTTCTGGTTTTTTATTAAAATCAACCTTAGCGATACTTTGCTTTGGCGAACCTAAATCTTTGTAAGACGGTGTAAGTTTTTTAATCTTAAAATCTCCTTCTTGTTTTACTTCTTTGCTCTCATCTACTTTTGGAGCTTCTGTTACTTTTCCTTCCATGATAAAATAATATAAAATTAATAATTCCCTAGCTAGGGCCGAACTGCTCTAAACCAAATCCATCTAAATTGTCATTACCTGCTGATTCAAAATTCTTAGGTAGTAAGTCATTTTGTCTTTGATCTATCAATTCACTTTGTTGAGTACCTTGCATTTTTATTCTAGTGTCTTTGCGATCCTCTATTAAAGCCTCTTTACTTTGTTGGGCTTTCATGTTTATTTGCGCTAACTGAACTTGATAATTAAACTCTTCAGCCATTAACTGCTTTTTTATTTGAGCCTCTTGTTCCATTCTTTGTATTTCAAACTGAGATTTAGCTTGTTCTATTTGAATGTCAGTTTCCGCTAAAGCCTGTTGCTTTTGCACTTCTGCAACTGCTGCTCTCTCTGCTGATTCAGCATTAGCTTGAGCCTGTGCTTGAATGTTCTGCATTTGAACAGCTTGCTCTTGTTCTGCTTTTTTCTTTTGTCTAGACTTTAAAAGCTCATTCGCAAGTTTAATATTTTGTATCTGTCTAATGTCTATCGCATCAGCTAAGCTTATACTTTTAGTTTGTAAAGCTATTTGAATGCTTTTTTCTAAATTAGCTTTTTCTTCTTCTTCTGGTTCTAATTCTAAGAATATTCCAAAATCGTGCATATGAAGATCATCTATCTCAGTTAGAGTAGCTGTATTAAAACTATTTATACTACTCATTAAAGCTTGTTTAGTCAAAGGAAATTGCAGCATATCGCCAGCTCTAAGACTTATGTTTTCACAAGTTCTAATACTTAAATACATTAAAGACTGCAGTATATGTCTAGTTGCCGTGTTTGAATTAGCAGCGGCTAATTTCTGTAAACCTACTAAAGCATTTTTATCTGGAGTGCTTCCATCTCTAGCTTCGTTAAGACCAGTTACATCACGTATCATCTGTAAATAATACTGATACGTTTGTATCATAGCTTGTATTTTAGAAATACCAGAAGAACTTTGAAGTTCTTGAATAGGCACTTTACCTCTATTCATTTCACCATCTTGAGTAAGTGATCTACCTACTATAGTACCAGTCTGGAAGTACATATTCAGTGCTTCTGCTGGATTGTAATTAGTTCCATTACCTAAATCTACTTCAGCTAAACCATCTACATCTAAATAAACTCCATCAGGAACTAATCTCTGTAAAACTTGCTGTAGCTTTAAGTGCGTTATCTGTATCATATCAGCAAAACTTATAGTTCTACTAACTAAAGACTCTATACGGCCTTGATACATTCTAGGTGCTGAAATAACATAATTCATATTTACCTTAGTCGTGTCGGCTAAAGGTCTTGTCATGTTTTCAGCTAATTTCCACTCTAGCATAGTATCACCCATGCCTAGTATTTTAGCTCCAGTATATAAAACCTCAATAGATCTAGATGCTCTTTCAAAGTTATCACTAGGTGGTGGATTAAACGTATCTTCTTTTTCTAATGTTTTTTCTAAACCTTGTTCAGTTTTTTTAATTTTAAAAACTTGATCTTGATAGGTTTTATATTCAAAAAACAAAACTTGATGTAATTCTGGATCACTTTGAACTTGCCAATCGCTTCTAGCATAATTCTGTCTACCTGGATATTTTTGTATTACTTCTAGCTCGCTATTAGTTAGAGCAGGATATAATCTTTTTATTTCTGATAATGATAAACTTTTAATTTCACCAACATAATATATGTCTTCAAAATTAGGATCATCAGTAGCTGAATAAATTATATTAGCTGGATCAACATAATCTATTGTTATTCCTTCTGAAAGATTAAAGCTAGTTTTAACGGCTCCAATACCTAAAACTGTTAAATC